CATGCTTAATACATTAGAAATAAAAAACATATACGAATACTTGGGATCATATGTTATGCCTGGTTTTACAAAAGGTAAAACTCTACATGCTGATTCTAAATACAGCATTAAAGAATGTAAAGATAGTCATGGACTTATAACTGATAATGTTTGGTACGAAGCTTTTGATGGACTAGATCCTATGACAGAAAACTATATTAGAAACATGAGAGCTAATGGAGAACAGATAAATAAAAACCCACGTATAAAAATGTCTACGATTCATGGTGCCAAAGGAGGTGAAGCAGACCAGGTGTTGTTAATGCAGGACCTAACCAATGCTGCGTTAGAAACTTTTAGTCATGATCCTGACGAACTACATAGGCTATTTTACACCGGAGCGACGCGCGCGAAGCGTGAACTGCATATTGTAGATCCTAAAAATTTTGATAGGGCTTATATAATATGAGTCAATACATTAGAATATGGAAAGGCATAGAACATTTAATAAAAGGATCTAAAGATGATCGGTTTACTTGTACAAAATGTACAAAAGAATTTAATCAAAAACATTTTCAAATAGCTAGCGCTTACGTAGATAAAATAACTCAAGTAGTTTTTAAAAGATTAAAAAGATATTGTAAAGATTGTGAAAATCCAATGAGAGCTGTAAGACATGCTTTAGAAAAAAATCCTAATACACCTCCTAAAACAGATTATTGTGAGCACTGTGGTAGAAAAGATTGTAAAATAGTTTTACACCACGACCATGTTACAGGTGAGTTTGTTAGGTGGGCCTGTGTAAATTGTAACAGTAGATTTATACATGATACTTTAGAACAATACATAAAAGATGGAGAAAAATGGTACAATGACAAATAAAGATTTATTTAAAGGAACAACCTATGATTCATTAGAAAAGCAGGTAGGCGGGAAACACTACCGAAATATGAAAATTCAGCCAGCACATTTTATAAATGAAAACAAGTTGCTTTTTGCAGAAGGCAACGCTATAAAGTATATCTGTAGACATCAATCTAAAGGAAAAGAAGAGGACGTGAAGAAAGCAATACACTATTTAGAAATGATTATTGAAAGGGATTACTCATGAGAAGTACCCAAATTCCGTTGTTTACTCCTGAAACGGAATGGGTAATGCCGGACGGATTAAAAGATTTAAAAGGCTATAAAGAAATAGCAATTGACCTAGAAACAAATGATCCAAACTTATTAAGTCTTGGTTCTGCTAACGTTGCAGGCGATGGCCACATAGTTGGTGTAGCTGTAGCTGTTGATGGTTGGAAAGGTTATTACCCTGTTGCACATGAAGGTGGTGGTAACATGGATAAAAAATTAGTTTACTCTTGGTTACAAGATATACTTAATCAAACAGAAACAACATTTATATTTCATAATGCAATGTATGATGTGTGTTGGTTACGTCGAGAAGGGTTGTCTATAAAAGGCCACATTGTTGACACAATGATTGCAGCATCTTTAATTGATGAAAACAGATTATCTTATAGATTAGATACACTTTCTAAACATTACATTGGTTTAGGTAAAGATGAAAAAATTTTAATTGAAGCTGCTAAAGATTATGGTCTTGATCCTAAAAAAGATATGTGGAGATTGCCAGCGCTTTTTGTTGGACAGTACGCGGAACGTGATGCGGAGTCTACATTAAAACTTTGGCAAAGATTAAAAGTAGAATTATACAATCAAGAACTAATGGATGTATTTAACCTGGAGACAAAATTATTTCCATGTTTAGTTGACATGAGATTCAAAGGTGTAAGAGTTGATCTTGAGAAAGCAGACAATATTAAAAAAAATCTTATGAATCGAGAGGCTAAAATCGTTAATAAAATCAAGGGTTTAACAGGAATTGAGGTAGAAATACATGCAGCTCGAAGTATTGCAAAAGCGTTTGATAAATTAAAACTTCCGTATGACAGAACAGAAAAAAGTAATGAACCTAGTTTTACAAAAAACTTTTTACAAAATCATCCACATGAATTACCAAAACTAATTGCAGATGCAAGAGAGATAAATAAAGCTCACACTACATTTATAGATTCAATTACAAAACATTCACACGATGGTAGAATACATGCAGACATAAATCAAATTAGATCAGACCAAGGTGGTACAGTTACTGGTAGGTTTAGTATGTCGAATCCAAACTTACAACAAATACCAGCAAGACATCCTGAATTGGGTCCTTTGATTAGATCTATATTTATTCCAGAAGAAAAAACTACATGGGGATCATTTGACTATTCACAACAAGAGCCTAGAATTTTAGTACACTATGCAAAGTTACAAAATTTAGAAGGCGTTGATGAAATTGTAGAAGCATACAATCAAGGTGATGCAGACTTTCACCAGGTTGTTGCAGACATGGCAGGTATTGAACGTAAGCAAGCCAAGACAATTAATTTAGGTTTGATGTATGGTATGGGAAAAAATAAATTAATGGCAGAGTTAGGTTTAATGAAAGATTCTGCAGAAAAATTAATAAAACAATATCACAACAAAGCTCCATTTGTTAAACAACTTATGGATAATGTATCTCGTAAAGCAAATGATAGGGGTAAAATAAGAACGCTATTAGGCCGTGCGTGTCATTTCGATCTTTGGCAACCGGTGCAATTTGGTGTATTTAAACCATTACCTTTAGAGTTAGCTAGAAAAGAATATGATGAGCCTTTAAAGCGTGCGTTTACGTACAAAGCATTAAACAAATTAATACAAGGAAGTGCAGCAGATATGACTAAAAAAAGTATGGTAGCTTTATATGAAAATGGTATAATACCTCATATACAAATTCACGATGAAGTGGATATCTCTGTTGAATCTCCAGAAAAAGCTGAACAAATTATAGAAATAATGGAGAGTGCAGTAGAGTTAAAAGTTCCAAACAAAGTGGATTATGAACAAGGAAATAATTGGGGCGATATTAAGTAATGGCTTTATTGAATGCAGACATACCACCCATTTATTGTAAAGTACGGAAGGAGTATCTTTATGACTTTAAAAAACATCAAGGAGAAAGTGACGAATGTGTTATCTTTGGCCTTACTAGTATGGCAGGTGCCGCTACATTATTTAACATTATGTTACCAAATGGTGCGGTCTTTTTTAGGTTGCCTATCGCAGCGTTTTTCCAAAAACATCTTGATAGAAAACAGGTGCCAGATATGCCAGTTGACACGCTTCAACTGTGGAATAGCTTCAGCTATTATCCTAGTGTGCATATGTTTAATTATCTAACATCACAACGCGGCAAATATTTCGGAAAAGATAAAAAAGAATATTTTGGTGAGTATTTATTCACTATTGATTGGTGTCATCCTGAAAGTAATATTCTGGATACTGAACACAGCGAGATTCCTCATGAGCATAAGTGTGGACATGTTATGGCTCTTGATAATGGTAACTATTCAATTCAACCTAATAATAGGATTCTTTGGAATATTAGTAATTTTACCACACGAGACGACATACCAGACTATAAGGTCCAAACTACAGAGTGGAATGTTGAGAATAAAGGCTGGGTTACTGAAGATACGGACAAAATGTTCTACAAAATAGAAGACAAATAATATATTATACTTCTAAAAAATAAAAATGCCTTATGAATTTAGCAGATCTATTAAAGAAAAATATAGTTATGGTACCTGTTGTAGCTTCACTGCTAGTTGGGACGTTTACAGGTGTTAAGTATATTGTCAATCTTACTGATACTATTAATGGTAATAAAGCAGAAATAGCAAAAATTAAAACAGTTGAACTCGTAAATTTACAAAGAGACATGGCTGTACTCACAGAAAAAACTAACACAATCTTACAAAAACTAGAACGAGCAGAAGGCACATGGGAAATGGCTGAAAACTTGTATGAGTTGTTAGCTAATCGTGTCAATGACCTGGAGTGGGATATAAAAGATTTAAACAGAGAAATAAATTATTAGGATGAATTATGGAGATTGCCAGGATGAATTATTATTTTACAGGAATATTAATTATCTTAATATGTTTATTAGCTTGGATGGGTCCTGCATATCCTAGAAATGAATATCTAAACTCATACCCTAACGAATGTAGAACTGGTGAAGTAGATGTATCAGTATCTCGTAGAGATTATGATTATAACAACTACGATAATTCCTGGAATGGTAGTGAATCAGAAGAAGTTAGACTTACATTTAGAAAGTATTTAGGTAATTTACAGTGTAATGAAAGAAATGATTTAGCATTAGAAAATGAAAGACTTAAACAACAATTAGAGTTGATGAAAATGTGTAACAAAGTTAACAGAAATCCTACATTAAAACGTAATGAAAATTTTAATTTATTGGTATCAAAATGTGAAGGTGTAATTCCTACAAAGGTTGAAGAAGAAAGACCTACAGAAAAAAATACCTGGAAAGGTATGAAAAAAGACTATTTAGAGTCTAATCCAGATGCTAAAACCATGGATAACACGACATTGAAAATGCCTCCAAAAGATTATATACTGCCTCTACCTAAACCAAAAGATGATTGATAGATTTATATATAATTTTTTTGCAAAACTAGATGATCTTTGTGCTTTAGTAGACAAATTATTTTTTCCACCTAAAAAGAAAAAGAATGGCAAATAAACCTTTAAACATATCTGAATCTGCAGCTGTGCAGATGCCTATGAAGACGGTTGCTAGCTTGATTTTGCTCGTCGCAGCCGGCGTGTTTGCATACACCGAGCTAACTGCAAGGTTGGTATCGTTAGAGACTTCACGTGAACTGTTTGAGGCTGATCTACTTAAAAAGTCAGAGCAATTACCCACAGATCAGGAACAATATATGTTGATTGAAGACTTATATAAAACAACAGAAAAATTAGAAATAACTCAAGAACAAAATATGACTAACAAGGTTAATATAGAATTCTTAAAAGCACAACTAGAAAAAGCATTAAATGATGTCGAAGATTTAAAAGATAAAGTTAGAGCAAATGGAAAGAGTGCACACTAATGACTGAAATGATTGTAGCTCTGTTGATGATTGTTAACGGAGAAATTAAAGAGGCACGTATACAACCTTCATTTGGAAAATGTATGGAGCGAGGTCGTATTGCTAAACGTGATCTAAAACTTCTTGGCAAAACAAATATTAAATATCAATGTATAAAGTCTGAAGCAGAATTAGAGGACAATATTGACGGTAGTAAGAGTATTAAGAAATTGATATTAGAATAAAATGCCAAAGAAAAAAAAATTTAAAGTAGAAGCAGAGATTGTAAATGGTAAATGTCCTACGTGTGACCAGTTTACAATGTTGGTTGGTATTGAACAATCTTTTTTTAGATGTATGACCTGTGGTTCAGACATGGAGCAACACATCAATGGTAAAGTAAGTTACCTACCAGTTATAACTGCACCTGCAGGAGGTGCTAAACCTTTTGTAAAAGAATGGTTAGACGAAGATGGCTAGGAAATGGAAAGAACATATGGAACACGAAGCTATCTTTCACAAGACTTCGATTGGACGTTATCCTAGTAAATGCAAAATGAATAAATCAAAACGTAGATCTTTTAAAAAATATCGTGGCCAGGGAAAATAATGAAAATATTATTAAGTTTAGTTATCTGCTCGCAAGTAGCAGGTACTTGTTTAGAACCATTCCAATGGCCAAAGGGTTTTGATACTCAATATGAGTGTTTAATGTTTGGCTACGAACAATCTGCTATAAAAATGCAACAAATAGGCCCCGTCGAAGTTAATAAATATAACATGTTTATTAAGTTTTATTGTACTCCAGAAACTACTATTTAGCTGTCTGTGCATTCCAAGAAAGGAACGCACAAACAAAAGGTGTGAGAAGAGAACAAGATAATATCTTAAAAAAATATATCTTGCAAGGGTTGATTTATTATTATAGAATCCCATATATGAGTTATAATAATAACACAAGAAAGGACAAATAACATGGCTGATCCAGCTAAATTTAAATCGGTATCTGTAAGTGTACCCACTTATAAGATACTCAAATATCTATCGGAAGGTAAAGTAACCGAAGCTGACTTGACAATTAGTAAAACAATAGAACTACTAGCAAAGAAAGAAGGTAAAAAAAATGGATATAAGAACGGTAAAAGTGGTTAAAGAAATATG